TGATGTAAAAGTGTGGGGACTGAACATATCTTACGATCTACATGATCAATGAGCAATCGGCCTTATTCCACACTCTGATGTTGAAACTTTATGCAAAAATATAATGATTAAATAATATACAATGAACAAAATAAAGAAAACTATCCACGTATATAGCGAAGGTAAATATATGGGAAACATAATGTATAGCTATCGTATTCCTTCCTTTTCAGAGGAAGAGCTTGAAGATGAAATATTGAGGCATTTCCCTAATCTTAAGGGGAAGCGTTGGAATTTGAAATTTAACTAATAACTAATAAGAAATGACTAAAAGTAAAGAATATAAAGCAATTAAGAACTTCATTCATAATGAACTTAACATTACTAAAGAGGATATAGTTAAAGAAATTAAGCCTTATGTTAAGAAAGTAGTTGAACGATGCCTGAATAATACCTATGGAAGTGATAACGACATAGAAGATTGGATTAGACGTATGGTAGAAGATGAAATTAAACGAGTTGATTACGATTTTGTAAGGAGAATGTACAAAGAAGTTCTAAAGGATGCGATAGCAAACAATTTAGAGATAATTGTAAAACCTAAAGAAAATTGACGTAAAACTAAATAGAAAGGAACTTATTATGAAAATAGAAAACTTGGAACAAGCCACTGGTTTGGCTAACAAAATTAGAAATTTGGATTTATTGCTTTCAGGTAAGCAAGCAAATTGTTGGTTCTCTGTGACAAACAGAGATGGTGATGTTTATACTTTTAATGAAGATTGCTCTAAGAAAATACAGACTATTCTGGAAAAAGAAAGAGATAGACTGATAGTAGAATATGGTAGATTAGATAGAGAATAGCTGAAAAAATAGAATTATGGAAATAGATAAACGATACAAGACTCCTTCAATAGGAATCTATAACAGGAATGTCTTTGAATGTCCCGAATGTGGTATTCACGAGTTTGCGGTTGAAGATCATACTACGGTTCTATTTTCTACATACATCTCTGTAATAAATGTGGTTATGTAATAATGGAAAGTGAATGGAATGTGCAAAAAAAATAGGTATCGTAACCAAAGTTTCTACTTGATATGTAAGACGATTATTATGTATTAATGTGTTTCTATGTTATATTTGCATATTATCAATTTGAATGAATATGGATAGAGAAAGAAGAGAAAAAGTAGATGATTATATTGCTTCTTTATCGAATGAGCTAGAAGAATCAATCAAAAATGTAACAGATCCTACAGAAAGAGCTAAAATGTTGTATTCTAAGAGGAGTCGAATTAATAAGATAATGAATGAGAGGGATGCTTTAGTATGTATAATTAATTATTTAGGGTTGAGCCTTGAAAATATCATAAAAAGTGAATCCCCTGATTTTATAGTTGAATTTAATACTAATAAATTAGGAGTAGAAATAATAGATTTAATATTGGAGGACTCTAATGGAAAAAATAAAAGAGAACTAGAAAGCAATATTAATAAAATTATATATAAAAGTCAAGAAGAGTTGGAAAAGTTAGGAGTTAAAGGTAAGACTATACGTGTTGAAATCCTAGATAGAGTTTACGAATGTAATAGTAAATGCAAGTCAAAAACAATTCAGAAGAATTTAGTTTCTAAGATTATCAATCCGGATACTCCAAGTGAGTATTTTGGTAATGTAGAGTTTTTAGATGATGTAATAATTGATAATGAAAAATATATTCAAGATGATTGTAATCCAAAGCAGATGGTGCAGATAAATAGAAATACGACAAAGAATATAATTCTTCCATATGGAAACCGAAATTTTGATGCTGTTTATTACGATAATATAAAGACTACAATTGAAAAGAAAGAAAAACTTTTAGTTGAATATAGAAAGGATTCCCGAAATAGTGAAATTGAAAAATACTGGCTAATAATAAATATTCCTAAAGAATTTGTTGTGAAATTTTCTGTAGAACCAGTGCAGGTAGCTTCATCATTTGATAATGTTTTTATAGTAGATAGGTTTTATCATAAACAAGTACTACAACTAAAATAAGCTTTTTATCAGTTTATAAGCTACTACTTTGTGATTTTTTTATAATGTATTTAATAGTTGAATTCGGGTGTATTCATTTTGGATGCACCCTTTATTTTTTGTAATAATGAAAAAAATATTATTTTTTTTAGTACTATTCCTGGCTTCGTGTAATGAGCCTAAAGTAGTTTCACCTACTGATTATTATGAGGTGACTTTTTTATTCGAAGTGGAAGGAATCAAAGTTTACCGTTTCGATGATGATTGAAGATATATGTATTTGACAACTAGATGTAAGTCGGGAATTTGTTGAAAATGCGGGTAGAATTCCTGTTTCAAAAAACAGCAAACCATTTCTGAATAACTAATTATTAGCTATGAGGGTATTTGTTACGAATATCCTCTTTTATTTTTTTTGTTGATTATGAAGATGATTGTAACCGGTAGTGCAGGCTTTATAGGTAAAGCGCTCTGCCAAGAATTAAGAAAACGTGCTGTTGAAGTAATCGAGATTGACCGTGTGACCGGTCAAGAGGCGTCCACCATCGGCGAATACCTGAAAGATGGAGATGTGGCTTGTGTTTTCCATTTGGCAGCGCAAACCAGCGTATTCAATGATGATTTGGCGCAGATACGGAAAGACAACATTGATACTTTTATGATAGTCGCTGATGAATGTGAGCGATATCATGTGAAACTTGTATATGCAAGCTCTTCGACCGCTAACCTTTGCAACATCACTTCGATGTACGGAATAAGTAAGCATTTTGATGAGCAATACGCATCTATCTACTGTAAGAATGCAACTGGTGTTCGGCTTCATAATGTGTATAGTCCGAACCCTCGTAATAGAACTCTTCTCTGGTACCTGTTGAATCGGGATAAAGTGGAGCTGTACAATTACGGCCAGAACATCCGTTGCTTTACTTACATAGATGATGTGATTGAAGGACTTATCTATGCCGTTGGCTGCCATAAGCCTTTGATTAACATAGCAAATGTTGAACCGGTTACGGTACTGCATTTTGCCAATCTGGTAAACTACTACAAAAGCGTTGATATAGAGCTTGTTGGAGAAAAACGTGAATTTGACAATTTGGAGCAACAGGTGAATCAGGATATCTATTTAGTACCTTTGTCCTATATGCCAGTTGAGAGAGGCATAGAAAAGGTATTCGCCAGGCGGAGAAAGGAAGATCCTCAAAAAAATGCGGAGGCGGAGAAATAGAAAGTTCTGTAAATGAAAAGCCTTTCATAATTATTCCTACAGGTTGAGTAGCTTTGATTAGTTCTCTCTCTGTAGGAATTTATAATATGTGTTGCTATGAGTGAAGAGAAAGCATTAACATTGAAACAAGAGAAGTTCTGTCATTATTACGTTGACACAGACGGTAATGCAAGTGAAGCGTATCGTATGGCTTATGATGCTGCAAAGATGAAAGCTGAGAGTATTTGGGTGACTGCGTGCAGGTTACTCAAAGAACCTAAGGTCGCTCTAAGGATAAAGGAGATAAAAGAGAAAAGGGCAAAAGAGTCTGAGGTGAAGCGTGAAGCTGTAGAAAAAGTGCTCATGGATATTATCATTGCAGATCCCAGTGATCTATACATCGTAGATGAGAAGACAGGTAAGGTTATGATGAAAAGCCCCTCTCAATTACCTAAGCGCCTCCGGAATGCTTTAAAAAAGATTCAGAACTCTAAAGGGAAGGTTTCTTATGAGTTCAATGGTAAGACTGAGGCGGCCCGGTTACTTGGTGCCTGGAACGGATGGGACGCGCCTACTAAGATAGACCTTACTAACAGTGGAGGAAAAACCGGTGAGCTCCGCATTGGATTCGATGATGATAGCGTATCGGAAGTATAGGACAATAAAATAAGCGATTTCGGGTGTTTACTCATCTGTGATGTCCGACTTATAGAACAATATAGAATGATCGTAAATTATAAAAAACTCAATCCTAACGGCTTTTATCTGCTGAAATATCTACAAGATATACTCATCAGGTTTATTATCTTATATGGCGGTTCTTCGTCTGGAAAGTCCTATAGTGTTGCTCAGACAATACTCATACAGACTTTACAGGATAGAGAGAATACTTTGGTCATGCGTAAGGTTGGAGCTTCTATACAGAAAACCATATATGAGGACTATAAGGTAGCGGCTAAAGGATTGGGAATAGATCATCTTTTTAGGTTCCAGCAAAATACGATTAAGTGTTTGTACAATGGTGCAAAGATTGATTTCTCCGGTCTTGATGATCCGGAGAAGATAAAGGGTATATCTAACTACAAGCGAGTGCACCTCGAAGAATTGTCCGAATTTGATGAGCCGGATTTAAAACAGATACGTAAGCGTCTGCGTGGAAAAGTCGGTCAACAAATTATCTGCACTTTCAACCCTGTTAGTGAAACGTGTTGGATAAAGAAGAAGCTGTTTGACACAGAAAAGTGGCATGATGTCCCTATGACTGTGGAAATTGCCGGGAAAGCATTGCCGGAGGAATTGACAAAAGTAAAATCCATCCGGATGAACTCAACGAAGTCGATTTTGAATCCGAGGACCAGGCAGATAGAAGAACATGCTCCGGACATGGTGGTTATCCAATCCACCTACCTGAATAATTTCTGGGTTGTTGGCAGTCCGGACGGGACTTATGGCTATTATGATGAACAATGTATTGCCGATTTTGAGAAAGATCGTTTGAACGATCCGGATTACTACAACATTTACGCGCTCGGAGAATGGGGTGTCATTCGTACCGGGAGCGAATTCTTTGGATCGTTCAATAGAGGCAAACATTCAGGTGAGCGTCTGTATCGCCAAGACCTGCCTATTCATATATCAGTAGATAACAATGTACTTCCTTACATCAGCGTTTCATACTGGCAGGTTGATCTATCTGCCGGTATTAAGATTTGGCAGTTCCATGAGACGTGTGCCGAAAGTCCGAATAACACAGTTAAGAAGTCCTCTAAGCTCGTTGGTAAATACTTGAAAGATATCGGCTACTGTGATAAGGTTTACCTGCATGGGGATGCTTCGACGAAATATGCCAATAGTATTGACGACGAGAAACGTTCCTGGATGGACTTATTCATAGACACTTTGCAGAAAGAAGGTTTCGAGATTGAGGATAAGGTCGGTAACAAGAATCCCAGTGTAGCGATGACTGGTGAGTTTATCAATGCTATCTTTGATGAAATAGTGCCAGGCATCGAGATAGGCATTGATGAGAGCTGTACCGTTTCTATTGAAGATTACATGAGCGTGCAGAAAGACGCTAACGGTGCCATCCTTAAAACAAAGGTCAAGAATAAGATTACCATGCAGACTTACGAAGAACACGGGCATCTTTCTGATACTTTCCGTTATGTGGTGGCTGACTTATGCCATGAGGAGTACACAGCTTTCAGCAACCGGCGAAAGAGAAATCTCTACGGTAACAAGGGTGCATTTTCATACTACAATCCTGGCACTGAATATGAATATAGTAATAAGATTGTCTACGTTGTGCCCAATGTGAACGGGCGTTTCTTACTTGTTCAGGCGTTCAGGTGTGGTGAGAAATGGCATTTGGTAGATATTGTCTACCGGCAAACTGCCTCGATGGAGGAAATTAAATCTTCAATAAAGAAGCATGAAGCAAGCCTTTATATTGTTGAATGCTCCAATGTCTATTTCCCTATGGTTAGAGAACTCCGGTGTTCACTTCCAGAAGTGAAAGTCGCTAAAGAATATCCTGATGTAGATAAGCGTATAGCTGCTACATCAGATTTCATTAAAGAATACTTTTTGCTTTCTGAGAAGAAACTGGAAGATTCAGATGAGTATGGTAGTTTCTTGGCCAGTCTGTTAGATTACAATATTGATAGTGAAAATAAAGAGGCTAACATTACTTTAAGTGGCTTAGCTTATTACATCATAAAATACTGTTCATAAAAGTGCCCCTTGTAAATGGTTGATATATAACTGTCTATGCTGATTTTGTACTAAATGGTATATGTCAAGATATTTGTATTTCAAAAAATCGGATATCCTTCTGCATATATTTGTTTCAAAAGAAAATCGGATGAGTTGGAGCCTTTTTAAAAAGAAGTCTGAAAATGATTTGAAAGAACCTGCCGAAGAAAAGAAAGTTGTCAATTCGGAATATGATTCAGGTTCTGTAGATTTTATCGTTGAAGAGTTATTTGCTAACCCTTGTGTGTGTAGTCAAAACTATCTTCAATTGTTTGCTTCTATTCCAGAAGTATTTTTCCCTATTGACTATATCGCATCTCGAATTGCCGGTGCTATATTCAATTTGAAAAAGGTGAAAGATGATAGTATTGTCTGGGACAACCAAAAGGTCAATCAAATTTTGAATAAGCCAAATTGCTTGTTTAGTTGGAAGGAAACTGTCTATTCTCATTTCGTATATAGGCTTTGTACCGGTGATAGTTTTATACGTGCTGCTGTTCCTGAATCATTGATGAGTGCCAAGGAGTTATGGAAATGGTGCTCAAACTATTGGGTATTACCTGCTGATAAAGTCGAAATTATGCCTGTACGTAATTTTATTCCTTTATTTGGTATAGCTGAAACCGAAGATATTATAGACTGCTATCACATGAATTTTGGTTTTAGCTCAGGTTTAAGAATGAACCCTGCTCAAATTCTGCATGATCGTGAAGGGATTCCTTCACTGTATCCGGGCATAAGTTTTTTGCGTGGTACCAGCCGCTTGAAATCTCAGTCAAAACCGATCAGTAATTTAATAGCTGTCTATGAAGCAAGAAACGTGATTTATGTGAAACGTGGAGGGCTTGGTTGGTTAGTTTCTGCAAAAAAAGACGAGACAGGAACCATTGCAATGACGCCAGATGAGAAGAAGGAACTCTTACAAGAACATAATAAAACATACGGGATAGGAAGAAGTCAGTTTCCTTATGGCTTTTCTAATATTCCGTTAGATTTTCTCCGGACAAATCTTTCAATTCAGGAGTTACAGCCATTTGAGGAAACCCTTGCGGATGCTATTAATATATCCGGGGCATTTGGTATCCCTGCTGAACTCGTACCTCGTAAAGACCAGTCTACTTTTAACAATCAAAAGACAGTTGAAAAAAGCGTGTATAGTTCTGTAATTATACCCATGGCTACCGGATTCTGCAAGGATATTACGGAGTTTCTGGGGCTTGAAGCTGACGGACTTTATATAGACTGTGACTTTAGTCATGTTGACTGTCTGCAGGAAGGTAAGAAAGAGGCCGAAGATGTCAAAACCAGTATTTCAGGAAGATGTAGAGTCGAATTTCTTTCCGGTATTATCTGCCTGAACGATTGGAGAGCACAAATTGGAGAAAGTAAGGTTGAAATCCCGCTATATAGTAAACTGATATTCGAGATGTCGCCTGACGAGATAGAGAAAGTAAAAACGATGTTGAACTTAACAACAAAAAGTGTAGATGGAGAATTACAAAAACCTTCTGTGCAAAACGAAGGCAAATGATGTTGATGAAAAAGGTGTTGTTACAGTAGCTGTTAACGGCATTGGTGTTAAGGATTCACAGGATGATATTTCAATGCCTGGTTCTTTCAATAAAACGTTGAAAGAGAATTTTAATCGTATGCGTTGGTTCTTAAACCATAGAACTGACCAACTCTTAGGTGTTCCTCTTTCTGGTGAAGAAAAGGAAAATAATCTTGTGATGGTCGGGCAGATTAATCTCAAAAAACAGATGGGGCGCGACACTTTGGAAGATTACAAACTGTATGCTGAGAATGGTCGAACTCTTGAACATTCTATTGGTGTCAAAGCGATAAAGCGCGATGAGGCAGATCGAAGAAAAGTAAAGGAATGGTTCATGGGAGAATATTCGACTTTGACCGCATGGGGGAGCAATCCTCAAACGTTTCTGGTTGATATTAAGTCTGCCACGAACGAGCAGGTAAAAGAAGCTATAGAGTTTATACGGAAGTCCTTCCATTTCAGGTATTCTGACGAACGTTTAAATGCTTATGATATGCAGTTGAATTTAATGCTAAAAGCACTTAGTGGTGCTCCTATAGTGACTTGTCCACATTGTGGCTATGAGTTTAACTATGATGATGTTCCAGAAGTAACTTATTCTCAGCAAGTGTTAGAACTTGCTGCACAATATCACCGGTGGATTACGGAGGATATTGTACGTGAGGAAATGAATAAGCTTACCCCGCAAATCAGGGAACAGGTTATTGCCATTCTTGACACACAGAAAATGCTGGATGTTAAGTCTATGGATAATATCTCGAATTATGTACGTTGCCCTCATTGCTGGGCAAGAGTCTATAGAAGTAATGCAGTTATCAAAGATGAGTCAACAGATACTTCACCTAAAGGTAGCAATGAGCCGTCGAATGACACTCAGACCCTGCCAACAGGAGCCAATGAAGTAACTATTGATACAGAGAAAGCCGCTGATACCAGCACTTTCTTCCATACTCTGAATGATTGCTTTGTCGAACAATAAATTGAAAAAAATTATGTCTTTAAAGAAATTTACTGTATCAGATTTTAATCTGAAAACTGACCATCTGCCGACTGAGCAGAAGTCGTTCATGGAAAACATTGCTGGTATGATGTGTGATGTCATGAATAAGTCTCTCGAAGGAATGCTTGCTCCCAATGAAGTGACTGAGAAGTTCACTGAAATCAACAACCTGCTGAAAGCTTACGACGGTGAAAAGTTTACCCAGCTTATCAAAGATAATGAAACACTTGTTGAGCAGGTCAAGAATCTGGGTGAAAGTATTGAGAAAATGAAACAGAAAGGCTTATCAATGGAGACTATCAACAAATTCGATGAAAAATTGAATGAGATGTTAGACTCTGAGAAATTTGCAGATTTTGTTTCCGGCAAGACGCGTAAGTCCGGTTCATTTGATGGCTTCTCTTTGAAAGATGTTGTCTCTATGACCGACAACTATACCGGCGAATTGTTGATTACCCAACAGCAAAAGCGTGTAGTTAGCCAGGTCTCAAATAAACCGTTGCATATGCGCGACGTGCTTACTACTTTGCAAGGTGACCCGGCATTCCCTCAGTTGGCTTATGCCCAGGTGTATGATTTTGACCGTAATGCACGGTATGTTACTGAGAATGGTAGATTGCCTGAATCGAGCATTAAGGTGAAGGAACAACAGACTGGAACCAAACGCCTTGGTACACATATTCGCATTTCCAAGCGTATGCTCAAGAGCCGTGTCTATATTCGTTCTTATATCCTTAATATGCTTCCTGAAGCTGTATGGATGGCTGAAGACTGGAATATTCTGTTCGGTGACGGCAACGGTGAGAATCTGCTTGGTATTACTAACCATATCGGCGTTACTTCAGTTGAGGACATTATCAGTAGCGCGATTGTAACTGGGAGTGCCGGTTCGGTTAAAGCTGTCGCAGGGCAAAATGACAACAAAGATATCATCATTGAGTTTGCCAATCCTCAGGACCTGATTATTGATGGTATGACAATCACTTTTGCCCATGCAGCAGTGAATACCGATCTTAGTACTGCACACCCTATCGTAAAGATAAACGACCGTCAAATTCTCATTGAGGGTGTCGCATATAAAGGTGCAGAGACTGCTCTTGCTGAAATGACATTTACCGTTAATAATGCTGCGTTCAAAAACATCGAAGAGCCGAACTCAGAAGATGTAGTGAAGACTGCTTTCGCTGTAATGACGTACGCTCAGTATTATCCGAACGCCATAGTTTTGAATCCGATTACAGTGAATGCTATCGAATCTGAAAAAGATACTACCGGGCGAAACTTGGGTATTGTTTCAATGCGGAACGGTATGAAATGCATAGCTGGACGTCCTGTTATTGAATATCAGGGTATCATGCCTGGAAAATATTTGCTTGGAGATTTTAATCAGGCTTCCAACTTGGTTGATTATTCTTCATTGACTCTTGAGTGGGCCGAAGATGTTGACACCAAATTATGTAACGAAGTTGTCTTGATTGCTCAGGAAGAGGTTATATTCCCTGTTTATATGCCTTGGGCTTATGCTTATGGTAATCTTTCCTCTTTGAAAGCTGCAATCACCAAAGCAAAACCGTAAGATATGAAGTACATTCTTGATGGAAACGAAAAGGATGTTACCAATGTGATTAAAGAACAACGCATTCGTATAGGTAGGGGATTGATTTCATTCACCCCTATCTCCGAGTGTGGGCTTATCACTGAGGAAGATGCCCGTAAAGCTATGGATGAGAAGTTAGCAGAACTGGCTGCATCCGTTGAAGAGAATCAAAGCCTGAAATTGCAAATAGCAGACTTTGAGTTGAACATTAAAGAGAAGGATGCTCTCATTGCTTCTCTTACTACTGAACGTGATAAATTACAGGCAGGTGCAACCGAGTGTGAGGTAATGAAGGATAAAAAAGAATTGTCTGTAAGTGACTCTAAGAATCTTACTACTGAAGAGTCTAAAGGCTCGGTAACGTCTGATGATAAGACTGTCAATGTAGAAGAGAAGAAAAGAGGGCGCCCGGTTACCCGTAAAACTGAATAGTTATGTTGATTGATGTTTCATATTTCCTCTCCGGTCCGAGGCATATTGCTAATGCGACATTGGCAGAACTTCCATCGCAAGATTCCATTGCTGTGAATGATATGATAGTGGCGTACATAAAGGAGTACCAGTCGCAATTTCTTTCTGGTATGTTGGGAAGTAAACTTTCTCGTGAAGTTACTGATTACCTGGAATTGATTGAGCAGGAGGAAGAGGAAACCGAGGAAAATAAGAACGAAGAATCTGCCTCAGTCTCAGAATCCAAATATGAGTCATTATGCAAACGCATACGTGATTCATATGCAAACTATGTATTCTTCCATATTCTTCGAGATGCTAATATACAGGCAACTATCAAAGGGCTTGTACGCTTAAAGAGTGACAATACCTATGTCTCGCCTTTCCAAAGGCAAGTTAGCACTTGGAACGATATGGTAAAGAAGAATCGGGAGTTCGTGAGGTGGGCCTCTTCAAAAGATTGTCCTTTTACTGTAAGCATCGACAGCAATTTATTAACCCCTATCAATACTTTCAATTTATGACAGATACCGATATCATAGACATATTCGCTGATGTGGTAAAGAAGATTCCGGAAGAACTTGAAGTTATCTATACTGATAGTAAAGGTGCTAAGAAGGTTATTAAGAATCTACCGATCAACTTTGTATTTGGAAGTGGCCAGTATGTTAAGGACATGCTGGACACAACCACAAAGTCCGATAATACTTCACCTTCAAAGTTTCCATTAATAGCCTTGTTCTGCCCGATCACTGAGGAAAGGAATAGCATAGATTACTTCGCAAAAGCAAAGGTGTCGTTGATAATAGCTTGTTCCTCCAACAATGAGTGGAGTAATGAGAAACGTCATGAAACGTCATTCAAGAATATTCTTCGTCCGATTTATAACCGGTTGATTGAAGTTCTTTTGGAAGATGAGAGGTTTGATTGGGGTTATGGAAAAGTGAATCATGGTTATTCAGAAAACTATTCTTATGGCAGATATGGGGCTTATACAGAAAAAGGGGATGCTGTCAGTGAGCCTATAGATGCTATTAATATTAAAAGTATGGAAATTACTATTAACAATCCAAATTGTAGATAAAATGGGATATTTTAGAACATGTGAGAGTAATAAACTCAACACTGGGCAATCTGCTTGTCCAATTACTTATGCCGATGTCATCGGTGCAATTATTGCGAGCAAAGGTGTAAAGTTACCCGCAGAGTTGACACGTGAGAAATTCGAAGAGTTGTGTCATGCGGATAGACCTGAGCGTATTTATCCGATAGGCATTTTTACCAATTTTGCAAAAAATGGCGGAGAACCACAAGTGAATACAGAGGGATATGGTGCACCTTCTGTTACAGGGCTTAATGCCAGAACCGATACCGCAACTATGGCACGTTTTAGTCAGCAGCTTAATGCTGCACTGTTGCGTACAATGGATGTACCTTTTGACGTGTATTATGTTGATAAGAACAACAAGATTTATGGATACAACGATGGTACCGAAGAACTTGCTGGTCAAGCTATGAGTTGTATTTATCCAACTGCCATACCTCATCCGACAGATTCAGCGAAGGCAAGTTTAACTGTCTCGTTCTGCTTTGAAGATCCACAAGATGCAATGCAGTATTTGGATTTCAGGCAGTTAGGATTTTCAGTTAAGAATGTACTTAAAGGTTTGACTGATGTTGTGCTGGATAAACAAGAAGCAAATAAGTACAAATTGCTTGAGAAAATCGGTAAATATGACCTGACTCCCTTATACGGTGATATTATTGCCAAAGCCGCCGCTGAAGTATTGAATGGTGCTACGTCAGCTACTTATGCAGATGGAATTCTTACGGTAGTGCCTGCTGATGGTGGAGGAACAGTCTCTCTGAAAGCCCCTTCTGTATTGTTTGAAAAAGGAATCAAATATATTGAGGAGGTGTCTGCATGATTATTGAAGGTGTGACTTTTATTGAGCCGGCAGTAAAGGCAATGAAGAAGTCCGACTTCATTGATAAGCATATGCCGGTTATTTGGCAAGACCGTCCGGAGGATGATCGTAATAAAATGCTTTCTGATACTTACGATCTGATTAAGAAAGGAAAGGTTAAGGCTAAAGAGGTAAAAGAGTGATAAACAAGGGGGATGAGGGATTTCGCATCCCCCTTTTTCTTTAAAGGTATGGCCAGTATAGATGAAGTATATGAAGTGATCCATAAGATTAATACCGGTATCAAAAGAGAATGTCTTGCGTGCATGGAGGATAACAGTAATGTTATCGAGTCTTTGGTACGTGAACAGCTTTACAGTGGTATGAATGGAAAGGATAGGTTGCTTAGTCCGGATTATGATAATGATCCGTACTTTAATGAGCCTGGACCTTGGTTTCATCGTGCAAAGAGCTACAAGAAGTGGAAGAATGAAATTACCCCACCGATTGAGTCAGAAGTTCTATTCCTGCCACCGCGTCCGGTGGAAGTTCCCAACTTGTACATAACTGGTAAGTTTCATGATAGCATACAAGCGCGGTTATCCGGTGAAGTCATGGAGATAAAGACTATTGGTTTCAATGAGGGCCCGGACATTGAGAAGAAGTACGGTAGTGAAATCTTAGAGCTTGGTGATACCGCAAAGAAATACTTCTCTGAGCGTATTCTTCGTCCCTGGCTGGAAAAATTCATAGCTAATAGCGGTTACAGATGAGTTGCGGTTGTGATAACAAAAAAATTATGTGCGAGTATGCCCATGTAAGTGAGCTTGCACGAAAGGCTGCCATATTGGAACAGTGCATCTATGCAGTGTATAAAAGACGGGATGGTACGTATGGCTTCGATAAGGCAGATAGTGAGATAGATGGTGAAATTGTTGAATTTAGACATTATTTGTGATGGGAGAATTTGGAATAAGTGGTTTAATAAAGGCTGGTGAACTTGAAGCACTTGATCAGTGCGATGTAAAGTTGATCAAGATAAAGAATACCTATGTCGATGTGGCAAAAGAGCTTGCCAAAGGCATTAAAATGGAGATAGAGACTCCTAAAGAGCTTGACAAGTTATTTGCATTGTATTCTGCTCAGGTAGCGACTGCAGAGAAAACGAACACTGAATTTAATGTGACTCTTGATAAACAAAAGAAAGTGCTTCAGGAGGTCGCAGATAATTTGCAAAAGCAAGCATCAGCAAGTGATTTATCAGCCAAAGATATGAAGCAACTTGCTGATGCCAATGCAAAGAATGCCGCTGCACTGGAAAAGGTAGCAAAAGCGGAGTTGGCCGCTACAAAGGCGCAGAACTCTGGTAATAGCACAAGAAGAAATGCCAATATAAGCGAGGAGGAAAGGCTTCGTATAATTAAGGATGCCATTACTCTTACTAATCGGGAGGTGCACAGTATTATAGAGGCTGAGACAGCCAATAAACAATTAAGGCAGGCTGTTAAACTTCTACGGGATACAGATGCAGACTACATCACCATATTGGCACGACTTAATTCTACGATCGATACCAATTCCAATTATTCCAAGAAGAACTCTGATGCACAAACACGGCAGAAATTGACTGTTGGTGCGTATCGTGAAGAGGTGAAACTTGCAATTCTTGAAATTAATAAAGGCAATAATACCTTGCGAAATTTTGGAACCATTGCAGGTAATACTGGCAAAATACTAAATACTCAGCTTGCTCCTGGGTTTGCCCAAATAGGAGTTGGTATGAAAACTCTTATTTCTGGCTATGTTGGTGCTCAAGCCGTAATTAGTGGGATTGTCAAGCTGTTTACACTGCTTAGAGAAGGTGCAGGTGATATCGTTAAATTTGAGTTTGCCAACAGTAATCTTGCTGCTATTTTAGGTACGACTTCTGATAAAATAAAAGATTTAACTGCGGATGCGCAACGATTGGGTGCAACAACTAAATATACAGCATCTCAGGCAACAGAACTACAGATAGAACTTGCCAAATTGGGATTTACAAAAAAAGAAATTCTTGATTCGACAAGTGCTATATTGAGATTTGCACAAGCTACTGGTGCCGAATTGTCCGAAGCCGCCGCTTTATCAGGCGCAGCATTGAGAATGTTCAATGCCGATACAAAAGATACAGAACAATATGTTTCTGCAATGGCTATTGCTACTTCCAAAAGTGCATTATCGTTCTCTTATCTGGCTACTGCATTACCGATAGTAGGGCCGGTTGCAAAGGCTTTCAACTGCACAATAGAGGATACTTTAGCATTGCTTGGTAAATTGGCTGATGCTGGGTTCGATGCTTCAAGTTCTGCTACTGCAACAAGGAATATCCTTCTCAACCTTGCTGATGGTTCAGGAAAGCTTGCGAAAGCTCTTGGAAAGCCTGTTAAAACATTACCTGAGCTTGTTAATGGTCTTCAATCATTAAAAGATAAAGGCGTTGATCTGAATACTACTCTTGAACTTACAGATAAACGTAGTGTTGCTGCTTTCAACGCTTTCCTTACGGCTGCTGATAAGATTGTTCCTTTACGGAATCAAATTACCGGTGTTGAAAGTGAGCTGGCTGACATGGCCAACACTATGGGGGATAATGTGCAAGGAGCCATTGCTAATTTATCATCTGCTTGGGAGGCGTTTATGCTATCATTCTCTAATACAACTGGACCGGCAAAAGAATTTTTAAATTGGATGGCTGATAAAATTAGAAGTATAGCCAATGATTTAAAAACACCGGAGGAAAAGATTGGGCAGATCGAAACTGATTTTAGGGAAATGGCAAAGAAAAGAGCTAATGCTAAGATCCTGGATGAAGAAAAAGAGTTTAATGCTGAATATAAAAGGCTACGTGATGCTGGTGATACAGATGAAGAGGCCCGCACCAAGGCTCTTATACAATTAAGTAATAAGAGAATTGAAATTACCGCTTCTGAGCGTGCTGAAGTTGAGAAACTTAAAAAGGGAGCACAATACTCTACCTTTGAATTTGAAAATATGTCTAAATTCAAAAATGCGGCTGCCCTAATGTTTGGTGTTTATACGAAAGAGGCCGAAAAAGCAGATAAAGCCCAATTGAATTTTTCAAAGTCGTTCTTCTCATTGGTTGAAAGTGAAGAGTATAATGCAGGA